ATCCGATATGAGCCCGTACTTACTGAGCATTACAGCGTTCTCGTTTAAATTAACACCGAGAGTGACCGGCATTGGTGGAGCAAAGGTTTGCGTTGGTTGCTCACCATAGAGCATATCAGCTGATAGCGTATTGAAGGTATTTACATAATACAAAACCTGTTGACCATATAAACTAATTTGCTCTTGCCAATAGTTTGCATATACAATACGCTCGTTTTGGTTATTTGCTTTATCGGTGAATCGAATGCAGGGATTAGGAGTATAATCAATACTCGCTGGATAGATTTGCGGTGTAGGGTTACCGGTATAAAAATCTTTTGACTCTATGCTCATTTACTTTTTAAGAATATAAAATCCAGGTTTAGTAGGATGCAGACTAATATGTATTTTTGTACCTTTTAAATTACCGCTACCTGTTGTAATATTAAACTTCTTCATAAGCTTATCAGCTTCGAGTTTAGTGATAACTTTTTCACCATGACTATCATCACCGAGATTGTTTAGCGCTTCATAAGCGTCAACGCTATTATTATCAGCTTTATGACAATCTGGTACAGGCTTTACATCAGGCCTTGTAAACATTCCATCAATATGTCTACGCTTTCTTGGTAACCCTGTGTCAGGATTAATGCGCAGATAGTTACCACGTTGTTCTTTGATGAACTCTTTAAAGCTATTCACCAAAGTATTTATACAAAAAAAAGGGCCTTATTGCTAAGGCCCTTTAATTTATAATCTATTTTTTATTTAACTTATTTAGTAAAGACAACCTTACCAACGTTCTTTTTGGTACGCTCACCACCTTGTAGTGATGCAACATAATTTGCTGTACCCTTTACAGGTGTCGGACCAGTAAGCTTTTCCTTTTTAGGAGATGGCTGATTTTGATTTTTAATCTCTCCTTCGCCTTCGCTGCCATCAACATTATGAGATGACCAGGAGTCTTTAACCTTGTTATTACCTGCGCCACCGAGCTCGTAAGGATGTTTACCACCCTTTTCTACTGAACCAGCAACGCCGAGTGTTTCAAGCTCTGTAGCTTCCATACCGATCATTGTCTGCTGCTCTTTCTTTTGCTTGCAATCATTGCACTTACAACCATCAACGTGTGCTTCTTCAGCATCTTCACCGTCAACGTTTAGATCTTCATCACTGCTCGTTTGCTCTTCATCAGAACCGATAACAGCCTTAATAGCATCGTGAAGCTTTTGTGCAAGTTCCTTACTAAGGGTGATTGTTACTTCGTCACCGCCTTCCTCCGTACTTGGAAGATCGAGAGCTTCAGCATCGTGCTGGTCAGCTGCTTCTGGTGATGTCGTATTGTCGTTAATTACTTCCTCATAGAGGCGATCAAAAATAGATTTGTTCATAGAATTATTTATAGGCTCTACTTCCATTTTTTCGTGGGCCGATGAAAAATCTTCTACTTTTGAAAAAGTCTTCTTACCTTTAGCGTTTTTTGCTTCGAGAGGCTCTGCAAGAGATTTTCCATTTTCATTGCTTAAAGGACCACGCATATCATAAGCTTTTGTCTTGAGCCCTTTAGGTAATACAACATCAGATGTTTTCTTTCCAGGTGTTGCAAAGGTATCTTTAGGCGGGAAATTCTTTTTTGCTTCAGTAAGTACTGTTGAGGCGTAGAATTCACCCATTTCAACGAGATTGCGTGCTTTATTCATATATGCTTAATTATTTATGCTAAATGGCTACTAAAAAAGAAAAACAACAATATTATCTAGGTAACGAGAGTCTACCTACACAGGACGCTTTGTTTGATTATGAATCAAACCCTGAGTGGATTAAAGATATTGAAAAATGTAAAAAAAATATTCTTTACTTTGCTGAGAATTTCTTTTATATTACTAATCTTGACGAAGGTAAAATAAAGATCCAGCTCCATCTTTATCAAAAGCGTATTCTTCGATCATTACGTGATAATCGATTTGTATGTATGTTATCATCACGTCAGAGCGGTAAAACAACATTATTCACAATTTATGCGTTGTGGATTGTCTGCTTTCAAACCGATCAACGCGTTCTTATTGTGGCTAATAAAGAGCTGACAGCAATTAATATCTTTAAGCGTGTTAGAATGGCCTATGAAAAATTACCAAACTATCTCAAGCCAGGTGTCTTAGAATACGGTAAGACATCAATGTCATTAGCTAACGGATCGAGTATAGGTATTAGTACAACAAGTAGTGATGCCGGTCGTGGTGATTCAGTAAATGTCGTCTTACTTGATGAGCTTGCATTCATTGATAATCACCTTGTAGAGGAATTCTGGGCCTCAGTTTATCCTATTATATCATCTTCAAAGAAATCAAAAATCTTCGTTGCGAGTACACCTAATGGTACAGGAAACTTATTTCATGAACTTTATGAAGGGGCAATGGAAGTTGATCCTGAAAAGCATAATGGATGGAAGGCAGAGCGTGTCGATTGGTGGGAGGTACCCGGAAGAGATGAAAAATGGAAAAATAAAACTATTCGTGAAATGGGTAGTAGAGAAAAATTCGATCAAGAGTTTGGTAATACATTCTTACAGTCAGGTGAAAGTGCCATTAATGAAACTTTTTTCGATCAGTTAAAGGCTGAGTGTATAGAGCCAAAGTTTGTGTATGATGATGGACATTATCTCGTGTGGAAAGAGTCGGATATGGATAGATTATACGTTGTTGGCGTTGATGTTTCAGAAGGCGTTGGCGAAGCAGCATCAGTAATACAAGTTCTGGATATTACAGATTTACGTAACATAGAACAAGTAGCAATATATCACAATAACACCATAAGCCCGTATAATTTTACTACAAAATTATACGAAATCTTACAGCATTGGGGCAAACCACCAGCTTTAATTGAAAGAAATAATTGTGGAGCACAAGTTGTGGATCAATTAAAGAATAATATTAGATATGAAAATATTGTAAGCTATGCCTCAAAAGCCGGTGACAAGGTTTATACTAATCCAGGCGTTGTAGCGCATACTAATACAAAGTATAAAGGCGTAACAAACATGCGATACTGGTTTAACGAATTAAATGTTATACGCATAAAAGATATTAAAACATTATCAGAAATTAAAAACTTTGTACGTTATCCTAATGGTACATGGGCTGCTAAGCCCGGTACCGGTAATCACGATGACAGAGTAATGAGTCTTATTTGGGCGTTAATGATTCTAGAAAACGAAATAACAGAGAGATATTACGAAATTGTAGAGTTAGACGATAATAAACGACCGCTCAGACTCAAATCTCTCGATTACGGTATTAAATATTTTATAAACCCTTCATCAATGTATAATAATGAAAACAATATAGAAGAGAGTATTCCTATGCCTGTTCTTTTTGATATCGGCGATACACCAGATAGAACAGATGTACAGGAGATGGAGAGTCAAGGTTGGAAATTAATAGGATAATAATATGTCAAACGCTGTAGCTTACACACAAAGTCCATTCAATCTTTCAAGAAAAGATAAATTCTTGCTTGTTCTTGATATACCACCCGCATTAAAGCAGATTTCATCAAAGTTTATACGTGATAATGTTAATATTCTACCAGATACCATGCAATTCTCTGTTGCTGGTACAATTGTCCCAGAAATTTCTGTACCCGCTGTACAGAATAGATACGCTGGTCAAACCTTAACCACTACTTCTTACTCTCGTGACCCGTATCCACCGTTAACCGTTGAATTTATTGTAGATAATCGTTTTAATAATTATTGGGTATTATATACTTGGCTTAACTTCTTAAATGATGACCAGCAAGGTACATATGATAGCACAGGTTTAACATTTCCTACTCGAAATATTGTTAATTCTACAGCTAAAGGACAATATAGTCAATACAAAACCAATTTAACCATTTACGGTCTTGATGAATACAACAAACGTATAATTAATTTCACTTATACTGACGCATTTCCGACAAATTTAGGTGGAATTTCGTTCTCCTATAAGGATTCGAGTGAACTTGAATCCACAGTCACCTTTAGTTACTCCCAGCTTCATGTAACGCCAGTATCAGAGATAGAAAGTCTTTAAAAGCTAAAAAAATATTTCTTAAACACCATAAATACTTTATATGGCAAGAACAATTCAAAGTCCCGGCGTACAAATTAGCGAAGTTGATCTTTCACTTGCAGCAAGTCTTGTAGCACCAACAAACATTTTAATTCCTGGATTTGCCCCTAAGGGTCCCACTTCAGAACCTATACAGGTTAGCTCACTTTCTGAGTTCGAACAAGTGTTTGGTACACCAACAAATGCGGCAGAACGTTATTTATATCATACTACAAAAGCTGTATTTCAATCACCTGCCAATGTTACGGTCTATCGCCTTCCATACGGTACCGGTGCCGGTATTGGTTATAGTAGCCAGTATAGTGCTCTTGTTTACCCGGTTGTTGCTGCAACGCTCTCAGCAACAAGCACAGGAATTACAACTTTAACTTCAACAGTCCTTAATTATCCGGCTTCTGCTTCAGGTATAACGTATTTTTTTGGAGCTCCGACACACATTAGCTTAACTGAAACTGATTTCCTCAATATTCAACGTGGCAATGCTTTTAATTGGAATCAAGCAGCCTCTGATCCTACCTTTAACGGTCTAACAAGCGCTGGTGCGGTTTCAGCATACAATCCTGTCGGTACAACATCGTTTAACACTCTATCAAGTCTCGGTCAAGCCGGTCTTATTGTATTAAATGCGGCGCAAGCTTCAATTAATAGTCGTTTTGAGGGTGCATACGTTGGTATTGTTGATAATACCGCTCTCAACCGCTCAACGCAGTACGATGACTTTAATGCTGTTGCTTCTGTTAATAATACAGGCTATATTACACCTAATAACTATATCAATGTACCATCTCAGCGCTTAACATTTGCACTTTCTG